TCCTGTGTCTGGGCTGAAAATAAACGGCCCAGTGGTCTTGTCTTCCTTCTGAGCATAGGGTCGTCCAGTGACGTACAGCTCCATGTCGCCCACTTGAAGGAAGTCGGGCTCCAAACGATCAAGGTGAATCCACTTGTTCTCGCCAATCATGGATGGCTGAGATGGGCCACCAGACACCCAACCGAGGTCATTCGTCTCAAAGAACGACTCAATCGCGTTTTGGTCTTGATCCTTGATCTCGTCCGTGCCGTATTCGTGCTGCCAAATCGAGACGTCACCCGCTGGGGTGCTGAAAATGATCTCAACAGAGGCCGATGCGGAGGCTGCATTGCTCATTGTGATGGTCTGAGCGTAAATGGCGCTCACAGGCACAGAAAAGCCGCTTCCTATGCCGCCAATGTCTGCTGCAGCCGCGCTCAATACGTCACCCACAGCGTAGGCTGCGCCACGCTCGGTCAATGTGACGCTGGTGACGGCATTGCCTGAGACCACGATTGTGGCCACAGCAGCCCCGCCGTAGCCTCCTGTAAGCTCAACGTCAGTGTATGTGCCGTTCGTGTACAGACTTCCGCCTGTAATCGAGCCCAAGGTTTTGATGGCGCTTACTGTGATGCCATCCACCACGGTGTCGTCAGGAATTCCAGACCCAGTGATGACCTGACGCAGAGCAATGTCACCGTTGTATGTGTCCGAGTTGAGCACATAGGAGCCGTTGACCGTGGTGTAAGTGCCAGAGGTCACCGCAACAGGGATAGATGTGTCCCATCCGCTGTTGATTGGATAGTGGAACACTTGCGAGAAGTAGCCAGCCGAGCGACGAGCGCCCAAGGCGGAGCCAGCGTCGTACCAAGTGTTCTCGCGCACGTTGTAGACGATCGCATCCGTGCATTCTGTGGCGTCACCGCGGGGGTAGTACCACCAAATTTCGCCAAAGCGAGGTACTTTTTGCACCCAAACCTTTTGGCGTTGCTCGTAGTTAAGGTTGTCAAAGAACCAGTTTTGGTTCATGTTGTTCGGGATTTCCTTGACGACACCGTTGTACATCAAGAAGCGATCCACACCAACCCAATAGTAGATGCCGTCGTATTCGATCGCTGATTGACTCGACAAGATCGAGGATTGGCTCGAAATAATGTCGTAGCGCCAATACTGGGTCACACTTGTGGAGCCGCTGGTGATTGTGGTGGGCGCATAGCTCATGCGAATCAGGCTGTCGAGGCTCCAAAACAGGCCAGAAGGCGCGTTTGAGCCGCCACGCACTGGTAGCCCTTGGACGATCTTGCCAGTGGCCACGTTGACCGCATTGGCGTCCGCTGAAACCCAATCGTTGCTGTCGCCAGCAGAGCAGTTTTGGATCAGGCCGTTGTTGCCGTACACCACAACGTATGGATGCAAGGCAACCACACCGCCAGATACGGAAATGTTGTTGTTGAACGTCAAGGTCACGGTGGCCGAGGCGGTGGCAGCATTGGACAAGACGACGCTTGTGCCACTGACACTTACCACGGTGGTATTTGCGGGGATGCCTGCGCCTGTCACGGTTTGGCCAGCGCCAATACGGATGTTGGCCGCAGCCAAGGTGACGGTGGTGCTTGTATTGACCGTAGTGGCGCTGTCGGTAAACACGCCAATTGGGCTCATGGTGTAGCCAACGATGTCGCCACCGAGCACGGGGGTGTTCACGGTGCTGTCAATTGCGCGTAAGTTTTGGCCGGGATGAGCAAGCAAGATGCTCACACCTGCTCCACCCACATCGTAGAAGCCGTCAAACTGCCACATATTCAGGTCTGAAACCGTGAAGCCAGACAAGGCGATGTCGTTCACGCCTGCGCCAACACCGTTCTCGTCAATGGCCAAGACCTGCAGGCCATCGCTGTAGCCGCTGAAGACGTCGGTGAATGAGTTTGTTGGGTTGACCCACATGCCACGGGATGGCCCCTGCATTTGGTTTGTGATTTGCTTGTAGCCGCCCATCTTGCGTGGCAAACCACGCTGAAAGCGAACCCAAAGACCGTCGTTGTAGAAGTCCTTGGCGAACACCGTGCCATCGCGTTGGATGCCGGGCTTTGTGTCTAAAGCAAATACCTTCTGGGTCATACGAATGTTCCGCCAAAGATGCCAGATTCAAAGTTTCCAGTGCCAGTGAACGAAGCGTCAACGCCAGACACATCACCAGTCGCAGCCACATCGCCAATCACGCCGATGCCCAAGGCCGTCACGCCCAAGCGCAACACACCCAAGACGGCGATGTCGAATTGGCCAGAAGCTCCGCGGAACACGCCAGTAGTTGGCTCAGAGCCGAAGTAGAGCGAAGGAGACGACACAGTGCCGTCGATCAAACCGATCGCCGTTGAGCCTGCCAACACGGTGTTGGCGTTGAACAGGTTGACTGAATCACACACCAAGGTGGCTTGTTGGTTCGATGCAATAGTCGCAGACGACGAACTAGACACGTCAGTGGTGATGGTCAGCGTGTAGTTGTTGATTGTGCCGTCCGTGGCGTTTTGGATGTAGTACACCTGAACCGTCTGAGGGACGATGATGGTGACGTTGCCAGTCAGCGTGCCAGTGAACTTGAGCACCACGTTTGCAGCTTCGTTGCTGGTCAACGTGTATGTGCCAGTCACAACGGGTTTTGTGAGCTGGGTGAAGTTGAATTGTGTGCTCTTGCCCAAGCCAACAGAGTAGAAGGCCGTGCCAGAGCAGCAGATGATGCAAGAGTCGCCGAGCTGCAACGAGACCGATGAGGCGCCGTCAAACAAGTCTGTGCCAGAGGTGGACACGGTCAACGTGCCAGTTCCGCCATTGCGAACCAACATGAACCAATTGTTGCCCAAGGTGGCAGCATCGCCCAAAGTCAGCGTACCTGCGCCGCCGCCCCAAACGTAGGTCTTGGCACGGTATGTGGCGTCAGTGGTTGCATCAGACGAGAACGTCGACACGGGGTGGCTTTGGTTCAATGTGTTACTGATTGCCAAGAGGCCATAGCCAGCCAAAGAGCCAGCATCAGCAGCCGAAGCGCCAGCACCGAAGGCAATCACGCCCCAAGTGCCGTATTCGTCTGGGTTATCCGTGATGTAGACGTATTGAGCTTCGCCTGCAGCGATTGTGCAAATTACTGCATCGCCGCTGTAGTCCTTGACCGTAAAGGTGTTGGAGCCAATGTTGCGGATCAAAGCATCTTGGCCGACGGAGGCTTGGTTCGCAGGAGGCATCCACAGTGACAGGCCAGTCGTGGTGGCCGTGACGTCCATGATGCGAGCTGCGTAGTCGTCGGTGGCGTTGCCGTTGATCGGCCAAGACAGTTGAGTGTTGGCTGATAGGGTGACGTCGCGGAACGATACGTCCGTTGGTTGGATGACGTTTGCGGTAAATGGTGAGTTGTAGCTCATGAGAATTTTCCTTAGCTGTCGATTGCCACAGCTTGACGATCACCAATGCGTGATTGATCTTCGGCTTTGAGGGTTTGAATGATCAGGTCGTACTGTTGCTGCCACATTGGCATGCGGTCATCATTCTTGAGGAACGGCATGGCCTGCAACAAAGAGCCGTACAGCAAAGCCTGCGGCGCATAGGTGGTGAACCAATTGGTTTGGTTGCTGCTGTCCAACGGTTGAACGCGCTCGTAGTAGAGCACCTCGAAGTTGTAGTCGTCAGCAGGCGTTGGAGCCACGAGCCAATGGGTGTAGTCGTAGTCGCAGTAGAACTGGGGGACGTCCGTGTTGGTGGCATCTGGCCAATACTCACGAAGGTATTCGTACTTGCGCAACAGCACAGGGTGGCGTTGGCCAGCCACGGTAATGTTCATGGAGACTGTCTTGTGCCAACGTGCAGGCTTGTCGATGATCGCCTGAGTGGCAACCATGTTACTGGTGTTGACCGTGAGGTTACCGAGAAACTTGATCTGGCTGGCGATGGATTGCTCCGCCAACATGATGAAGAGTGGAATTTTCGCTATGGTCGCCGCATCAGAGCGTTCCAGATAGGACTGGATGTTTTCGACCAAGCTGTCATACGTCATAACGGCTGCTGTCGTCATAGAACCGCCTTTAAGAATTCAGGATTGTTTTGACGCCGCTTTTTGCAAACAGCCATTTTCTGCATTTTAGACTCCAGTCAGGATAAAGACAATCAGGCTCGACAGATGTCAATGCACCCTTCGTACAGCGCTTCGCGCTGAGGCAGGCCGATTTTTCCGCCGTTGATCACCACGGTCATGCCCTCGATGTCCTCTTTGTCGGCAAATTTGCTGAGGTTATTGGTCTTCCAAAACCACGCAGCCGAGCGGACAGCGTACTCAGGCTCCAGCAGCTTCTCTGGGTTGGCCACAAAGTCCACGCCCAAGGCTTCCCCGCAGCGTCTGTGATTGTCCTTGCCGGTGAGCTGCTTGACGCCCATTCCGCGGTGCGCCCAGCCGTCTCCAGACTCGATCGTGCCATTGCCCATACGGTTCGAGTACACGGCGTTGGCGATGGACTCAGGCTTGCGGTGCAGGGCTTTGGCGAAGGCGTTGGGGATGTTTTTACCCTTCTCGTCCTTCTTGGCGCGGGTCTTGCCCGGTCGATTCGGGTCAGGCTCCTGCACAGCAAAGCGAGGTGGCCACACAGCCGCCATGGTGACGTCGGAGTAGTTGAGGTTCTCCTCAAGCATGGTGTAACCAGCCGACTCATGCGATGTTTGGGCAAGGAAGGCGGCGATTCGCTCAGGGGTGTCAATCGAAAACTCAGCGCAGGCGTTGCGCACATGATCAACCCATTTTTCAGGGTTTTTGATCTTGGCCGCCTTGAGCATGTCTAAGGTGACGTTCATTTTTTGTCCTTGTTGCGTGAGCCTTGGCTAGAGCCGAGCAAGAAAGCGAACATGCCAGTGATGACCGTACCGAGCACATAGCCCAAGATCGTGTCAGCAAAGCGTGTGTTGTTCTCTGGGATGGGCACCCAGATCAAGCATGGAATGAAGATCACGGAGAAAGTCGACCACAAGCCAATGAAGTAGTACAAGAAGCGGCGAACGAACGGGTCATCCGACTCCATGGCCTTCATTTGCATGTCAGTGGCACGCTGGCGCGACTTCTCGTCCAACTCGGCCATGAACTCTTCGTGCTTGGCAGCCTCAGCGTTCCACTTCTCGTAGTCCTCTTTGGTGGCTTCGTGCTCAGGCTTGAGGGTGATGCCCATCTTGTCCTGCACATAGTCGACACCTTTCTCGATCACGGCGTCTGCCACCTTGGGCATGTTGTTGGCCAACAGACCAGAAACAATCGACATAACGGCTGGCAACATATCAAACTCCTAAAGCAATAGCGAACAAAACAACACCTGACGAGCCAACGGCCACGGCAGCATAGAAAAGGGGCATGGATACCGCTAGGATCGCCGCAGT